TTTTTGTTTTTTTTCTTGGTTTTCTTTTTCTTGTTGTACATTTTCTGTGGTTTGTCCTTGTACCCTGCTCCCATTTTCTTTTTCCTTATCAGACATTAAAAATTTGTTCGCATTTTTGTATTCGCAAACACCCTACATCAATAATAAAGTAACTATAATTGGTTTTGTTCTTACTGTCATCTATTTTTTCAGCTTCATAAAACTCAAAACCAAATTGTAATCCCATAAAAAAATGCCATGACCACATAATTTACCCCATAGGTTTTTTGTTAGATTGAGCATATGCAATAGCAATAGCTTGTTTTTTATTTTTAACTTTTTTACCAGAAGATGATTTTAATTGACCATTTTTAAATTCTGTCATAACTTTTTTAATTTTTTTTTCTTTTACATTCATATTATGGTAATAAATTTAAAAACTTATTTAATAAATTTTCTTTTGGCTCCATATCTTCTAACATTTTTCTTTGGCTTTCTTCTAAATACTGAATAGTATCTGGAGAGTATCGTTCATCATACATTCTAAATCTTTCTTCTAAAGCCATTCTTCTTCTTTCATCATCCATCATTAATTGTTCTTTATTAGTTAATTGTCCAACTGAATTATTTATACCAGATGCGAACATTCTCATTTCTTGGTCTGACACATTTCCAAAAGCACCAGTCGGATTATTAGCTCTCATTTTTTGAATATTTGCTAATTCAGTCATTGGATTCATATTATTATCAGCACGCATTATGCGTGGGTTCTGCATCATGCTTAATAGTTGGTTTAGTTTATTCATATCATAATTCATAGTATGTTGTCCTTAAATATACTTGGTATATACATGGTATATACAACGTATACCATAGAGAAGAGAAGAGTAGAGAAGAGTATATAGTAAAAAAATAAAATTTAGGTACTGGCGTTTATTAATCTATTCCAGTAACTACTTTTATGTTTATAGGGGCACCCCCTTCTCCAGTTAATTCTGTAGTATTTTTTTCTGACCATTGAGCACGAGTCTTTAACCAAAACATCATAGATGCAGTATCACCTTGTTTAGCTTTCTCATATAATGTACCAGCAATAACTGCGTTAGCTTCTATGCGACCTTTCTCTAACTCATCCTTATAATATTTTGTGAGCGTATCATGGGACATTCCAAGCACAAGGGCTATATCTTCATACCTAGTACCTACTTTAGATAATTCATAAACCTCATTTCGGGTAGTCGCTAAAATTTGGTGTCGGGGTCTTCCCCTTTTTCTACCTGTGGATAACTTCTGCTCATTTTTTAAGCAATCGTCCTGTGATGCAGTCATATCAAGGGGTTGGGTTTCCTTGTCTGTGGATAACTCCTGCTTATCACCTTGTGGATAACTTTCTGTTGCTTCTAACTCATTGATTTTATTATGTTTATTATTCATATGTTTAAACGTCTTTTCATAAATTGTTTTTATTCTGTGCATAAACCTGTGGATAACATTGGGCTTGTTTTAAGCCCGTTTAAGCCGTTATATTTTGCTGTAAGGGGTAAGGTCAAAGAATGTTTAAAGTCTTTATGATGAGCCTTACAGATACCTTCATGAGCCTATTAAACCTTAAAAACCTATTCTAATTACGCTTAAATACCTAACCTATTGATTTAAGGCGTTTTAAGCCTTTTTAAATTCATATGGATAATAGGTATTAAATGCAAATAAAAAGCTCGTAATGAGCCTTATAGGTATGTCAGTTTGGATTGATTGTTAGAACGCTTGATTTAATAAGGTGAATTATACATTATTAAGGCTTTATTTTCAAGGCATTAAAAAAGCCCCTAAAAAGGGGCTTAATTAATCTATATTGATTTATTCGTAATGTATGATTCCATTTTTTTCTATAGCTGAAACCATTAATGGTTCATCAATACAGTACATAGTAGAACCCCCACATGCATTGCAGATATTATTGGCATAACTTAATATTTTTGCTCTTGAGGTTCTAAAATGATTATTACAATGTAAGGCAGAACATTCAACCTTTAACATTCTAGTAGATTGTTTTTTTCTGCTGTCATTCAATGTCATTTTAGCGTGTGGATATTCAGAGCCAATTTCTTTTATCCATTTTTCAATTTTAACCTTTAATTCGGGGCTTTCTGTGGTTGCTGTCATTTTACCTTGAAGCCCAACGGATAAAGCAATTTTTCTAAATTCTTTCCCATGTGGCATAACGTTCAGTAGCCCGTTTTTATCATGGTATAAATGAGTCTGAATAGCATGCACCATTTCATGTATTAGAACGCCTACAGCTTGAACGCTGTTATCAATAGATGGCTGAATCATCATTTCATGAAAGCCGTCAGCTGATACACAAGGGTTGTAATGTACTCCAATAGCTTTTTTTAATTTGCTACCGCGTGAACCCTGAATGAATGAACATGAAACCTTTAATTTATTTCTAATATCTGAAATCTTAAAGCCGTTTTCATCAAATAATGGAACGGCTTTATCAATCATGAAATTTAACCAAGTTTCTCTATTTATATTTTTCATTATTTTTCTCCCTCTTTTTCTTCTGCATTTCGCCAATCTTCAAACGCTTGGTTGTAATCTATAAAGAGCTCTTCTTTTTCATTTAATAGGTCTTTCATGGTTGATTCAACTTGATAATAATTGATTCCAAATTCCTCTGCTAATCTAATTATATTTTTCTTAACTTTAATAAAACAAACTCTGCCATATTTATAATCTGCTGAATTATCAGATTCTGCTTTCATATAAAACCTATCTGAAAAACTCTGATGTAATGCTATTTCAAAAATTATTTTTCCAATTTCTGTTTTTGCTTTTTTGCTATTTATATTTTTCATTTTGTTATCCTTTTAATGTTGTTTTTTTACAACAGCCCCAAATGGTATTGCCTTGCTGTTGTAAAGTATTTTACACCGTCAATTAATCTTGTCAACAGTTTTTTTGTTTAAACATACTTATTTTTTCAATGTTTTGAATCCCTTGATACATAAGGCTTTCAAGACGGCTTGCAGAATAGCCCCGTATAAGCTTTTTTGTTAACCTTTAATGCTATCCTATCATAAAGTGTAAAGATTGATTGACAAGCTTTATAGATACCTTTATGAGCTTTTTTAACTAATGCTTAATTTTTAAGCATAATAGTTGAGTAATTTATAGGGTTATTATGATTTTTAACAAGTGCTTAATTTTTAATCACCTGTGGATAAGTCTGTAAAAGTTATCCACAATGTATCCACAGCGTTTAAACAGAAAAAAAATAAAATAAAAATAAAAAAAAANNGTACATTATAAACATAAATAAATTAATGTCAACTTATATTTATGTTACCAATATTTAAAAGTATATTCTTTACTTATATTAAAATCATTTAATATTTTTAAATATTTATCTTGAATGTGTCTTATATTTGAATAGTAAATACTTTTATCATTATGTCTTTTATTATATAAATATAATTCTTTATTTAATTGTTTTCTTATTTCATTCTGCATTTTAATCGGTGCATGATATTTAAACCTTTTGCAAGTATTCTCTTCAGGTCTATATAAACTAAATAAAATACACCAATCATTAATATCATATTTTCTTTTTGCTAGTGATTTATACATAATTAAGCCCCTTATTTATATAATCGTTTATAAAATTTATTTTTAACAGCACTATTATCTCTAGCATAAGCATTTACACCAATTGTAAAAATAGTATCTGCATCAATATTTCTAGATAACAATAATGCAATATATTCTCTAGGAATAGGGCATAATCCAAAATGTTTATAAAAATTATTTCTTATTTCTTTTAATTGATTATTTATATTCATAATTTAATTCCTTTTATTTATTGTTTAAACAAAAAAATAAACATTAATTTAATGCTTTTATTTTAGATTCTGTCATATTTAAATCATTGCCTTTTAAAGTAGCTTTTTTAATTAATATGTCATCAATATAAAAATGATATGTTCTCGTCTCATCATCATGTTTTTTATGAGTTACTCTAGTTTT